TTTATTGGCTAAATATAATTTAACTAGTTATAAATATGTGAATCGTGGTGGATCATCAGAATATTCGAATATGGTTATTTATATAGGACGTTATTCATATGGCGATATTGAATTATTTTGTTATATTTCTGAACTAAATTTCATTCCAGGATTTGTTTATATTGGAGAACTAGGATATCAAAATTGGGTATTACATATTATACCTCCTGGATGGAATGATAGTATTAATGAAACATCAAACCCTGATATTATTCAAACAATTGCATTCGAAGAATTAAATAAATTCGGTGTAGTATTATTTGATAATGTGGGTAAACAGATTACAAAGTCTGGATTATATATTGGAGATTCAATAAAAAATAAAGTAATTTATTTATCGAATACGCCCGTTGGAAAAGAAATGATTAGTATAGGAAAAAAATTTGCAGAAGTTTTATCTACCTATGGGAAACAGGGGGTTAATATATTAAATCCTGTAAATATAAAAAATATTATGCAAAATGGTGTTAGTTGTGGTAAAAAACGTCAGAAAGCATTAAAGGATATTAAAGCATATTCTGGTAAAATAAAAGAAGAAATCTATAAAATCGTATTTTTACCCGTTGTTATCCATATTTTTTATAATGTTTATTACATGTTTTTTTTTAAAGATATATTAGGAAATCGTATTCCATTTATTAATCCTGAAAAAAAATACTACGAGCCTTATGTAAAACCGTATATGGATTATTTTTTTAGTGTTGTTATAAAACCAGTATATATATTCTATTATTTTTTAGATACGGTTGCAAAATGGCAACCTCTACGTTTATTTAATGATCGATTCCCATATATCATATATTTATTATTATTTGGTGCGATTTATACAGTGGTTGAAATATATAATAAAAATATTATTTCTATTATTGGTGAGATGGTAATGGGTAATTCAAAACCATTTACATTATTCGCAATGATTGTAATGGGTATTTATTTTATATTACAATTGGGTGAACGTACTGTAACGGAATGGGGAGTTACATTAATGTCTCAACCAATTTCTGGTACTATTAAATATATTATTTATTGGATTATTAAATTAGTGATTAATATTTTAATTTTTCCATTAGGTGGTTATTTATGTGTTCTTTATTTTGTTATGTATACATTTTTCGGTATTTTTATAAGTCAAAATAATGATGTTTTTGATGTTTATAGCGATATTCAAAATATGGTTTTTGATAAAATTTATAAAATGCATGATGAATATTGTGGAGATGAAGGTTTCTTATATGGAACATTATTAGCCTTTTTACAGTTTATTACAAAATATTCAATTATTTTTCTATTGGAAATAATGATTATTTATATACTTGGGAATGGAATTAATGGATATATGAAAAATATTAATAATGTGAATGTACAATCCTTTTTATTAATTATGAATTTTACTGGTATTTTTATTACTGGTGTATGGATGTTTATGAAATATATGACAACAGTGAAAGATCTGGATGCAAAATATAGTATTTTAAATTATGAAAAAAAAACAGAAGCAGATGAGGACAAGAAGAATGTATTAAGAGGGATTATTCCAAATAAAAAAGATACGAATATTGGTGGACAACAAATCGGAGTAACACCTGAAAGTCAGAATACGACTGCTACTACTGCTCCTGATGCTGCTCCTGCTCCTGCTCCTGCTCCTGCTCCTGCTCCTGCTGCTCCTGCTCAAATGGCTACTCCTCCTATTTTTCATTATTAAAAATCTTCCTTGATCGAATCTATGACAGAGTCAGGAGGGTTCGATGTGCATGTGAAATAGTACAATGGATGTAGTTCCCTTGTAAAATCGAAATCCTTTTTTTATTTATTTAAAATGTATAATTTCACCAAAAACAATCGAATATATAATGAAAGTATTAGAAAACGCGGATATTACAGGAATTATCGTACAGTACTCAGGTGATCGTGTTGTTCTATGGACTCTACGTACATACATAGACCCAGGAATGTATCGAGAAATTTTACTTAGGAAACGCAGGATCCTTATTTATGGTAAGGTACAATCTGGGAAAACCGCTGAAATCCTGGATTCCTTGCGAAATCCTCTGTATAATGGTCTTACTAAGATCATTGTATTACAGAATTCATCACTTGTCTTAAACCAGTATAAACAACGGCTTCTGGATGCAGGAATCGATGATTTCCAATCCATCGATCATAAATCCAAGAAAATTCATAAGGAGGTCGTCCTCCTCATGAATAATAAAGCCAGATTTCAAAAATATATGAAATGCAGTGATAAGCCAGGAATCGATGATTCCTCGAAACGCTATATCCTCTATATGGATGAGGCCGATGGCTATTATGAGGGCCGACATCCATTAGCCGAGGGTGCAGTACATGAGTATTATATCACTGCTACTCCCTGCCATAAATTATATAAGGAACCAGGATACTTCCATACTGTGAAGCAATTAGTACCAGACGCTACCTATAAAGGTCTTGGTGATCTACATATCGAGTATGCAGATACAGGAATCATTGATATTGTCAGGAGATTCAAGGAGGACTGTATAAGAGGAATGATGCTCATCAATTCATATCGATTTGTAGACGAAATGCTCAGTGTATCTATTATGCTTAGTAAACAATTCAAAAATATTGTATTTGTCTTACTGAACTCCGAGCGCCGGATTATTATAGGGGGCGATATTTATCCATTTAAAGAGAAATCCCTTGCAAATATCATCGATGTATTGAAGGATGCGCCCAGAATTATCTTTATAGCGAACCGGTTATCCCTACGTGGGTTATCCTATTGCTCGTCGGATTATCAGAGGCACCTCACCCATCAATATAGTGATTTTTCGACTACGACGATAACAAATGCTCTACAGAGGATGCGAATTCTAGGAAAATATGCGGATAATCATCCATTAACCCTGTATTTACCATCCGATAACGAGCAAATAGTAGATACGATGATGGGTGCTGAGGTAATGAAGTTTGAAGTTTACAGAGAATTTATCTAGGAATTCAATTAGGTAGTAGTATCAGTAATACATATATAAAAAAACAGGGGATACCTTGTTTTTTTACTTTTAACCCTTTCCCCAGACAGAGTTAACCTCAATAAAAAATCCGGGCTGCCGGAATCGAACCAGCGACATTTTGATTCCAATGGATTTAGTACTATATAGTACATATCATTTGATTCAAATGGATAAACCTCTACAGTCAAATGCTCTACCAACTGAGCTAAGCCCGGTTTATCCCCCTTTTAATAATAATAATAATTCTTTATATTCTTTGTGAACTCTTATAAATTCTACGAATTTTCGAATGAATATTCTATCCAAGGAATATTATATTTTAGAAAAAATGCGCGATTATTATTTTTTTGTTCTTCTATATCTTTTTTAAAATGATATAAATTATTTTGGAAAACAGCAAATTCGATTTTAAATTCATTAATACCTTCTTTTAATTTACAAATTCTCTTATTTAGTTCAGATAAATCATATCTTTGTTTTTCTATATTTTGTGTAAATATTGGTGATATGTCAGTTATTATTGATCGATTATCATTCTGTAGTTCTTCTGATGTATCATCTTCTGATTTATTATCTTTTGATGTATCATCTTCTGATTTACTATCATTTTTTTTTATATATTCTGTTATTTCTCTCAAAATATTATTAACAATCTCTTCCATTTCTTCACCCTCATAATATTCATTGGAAGTTGAATGAATATATTGTTCTTCGAAATTTTCATATTCTTCGATTCTTTCTAATTCTTCGATTCTTTCTAATTCTTCTTGGTTTTTTATTTCATATCTGAGAGATTCTTCTATTTCTATATTTTTTTGTAGTTCGAATTCTTCCTGTCTTTGTATTTCTTCCTGTCTTTGTATTTCTTCCTGTCTTTGTATTTCTTCCTCTCTATCACAGTTTACTTCGCCATGTAATAATTGTATTATTTCATTTTGGATATTTGTTAACGATTCTTCTATTTTTATAATATCCATATCATTTCGATAATCTAATAAATCATCGATTCTCTCAATCATGAGGAAATACTCTCTAGAAAATTCAGGATATTGATTCTCAGTAAAATATTCATTCTTTATTTCTAAAATGTCTCTCTTTAAATGTTCTAATGGTAGCCGATAATCATAATATTCAATTTCATCGGTAGATAAATCAATATTTTGGAAATTCTCAATCTTTTTATCTATTATTGATTTTATAAAATTTAAAATCGGAATGGAGAGATGTTTTGATTCAATACTAAAATATTCGGATTCTATAAATTCTCTTAAAACAATTATTAATAATTCATTTTTCATATGATTTTTAAATAATCCATGTTTTTTACAATAAGATGTACCAATTTTTATAATGGTATGATCGATTATATTGAATAAGAATGTAAAATGTCTAACTTTATGACCAGTAATACATAATCTGGGACTCTCTTCTATAATATGATGAAAAATACTATAATTCTCTTTATTTAGATGTATACTATCCATTTAGTAATACGTAATATAAAAAACTCTTTATATTTTCGCGTATAAAAAGAGATAAAGGAAATATCATTATAGTTCATAACATGGGAAAAATCAAATCACATACACCAAAACTAAAGAAGAAATTTTATCCATTTGTATCTGTATGTACACCAACCTTTAATCGACGTCCCTTTATTCCAATGATGCTAGAATGTTTTAAGAACCAGACCTATCCTAAAGATCGTATGGAATGGATTATTGTTGATGATGGTACTGATAAAGTACAAGATTTAATAGATGCAGCTGATATTAAACAAATTCGATATTTTACTTCGAATGAGAAAATGTCACTTGGTAAAAAACGTAATTATATGCATTCCTTTGTCAAGGGGACAATTATTGTTTATATGGACGACGATGATTATTATCCACCAGAAAGAGTAAGTCATGCGGTAGAAAGGCTAACCGAGAATCGCGAAGCCATGTGCGCTGGTTCGTCAGAACTTTATATTTATTTTAAACATATTCAGACGATGTATCAAGCGGGGCCGTATGGCCCGAACCATGCGACAGCGGAAACATTCGCATTTCGTACAGAGTTGCTAAAAGATTCGCGTTATGAAGACCATGCGGCACTTGCCGAAGAAAAACATTTCCTAAAGAACTATACAGTGCCCTTTGTCCAACTCGATCCAATGAAATCGATCCTGGTTTTCTCTCATAATCATAATACGTTTGATAAGAAGAAACTCTTAGAAAACCCCCATCCAGATTACCTAAAGCCTTCGCCTAAAACGGTTGATATGTTTATTCAGGAACCAAAAGAGGCATGGATCAAGGATTTTTTCATGGAGAAGATTGATGGACTTTTGGCTGCATATGAGCCAGGTGAACCGAAGATGAAACCCGATGTTTTAAAACAGACACTGGAGATTGAACAAGAACGTGCGAAGATGGCGCAACAACAAAATATAAATGCGCCAATTATGATATCACGTGATGGAGGACCTCCAACTGCATTAACTACGCCAGAGATTTTAGATATTATAAATTCTCAAAAAACAGATATAAATAATTTAATAAAACAAAATCAAGAACTTCAACAAATAGCGATTAATTTACAACAACAAATCATACAATCTCCTGCAAATAAACAAATACAGATATTACAAGCACGTATTAAAGAATTAGAGAGTAAATTTTTAGATAAAATAGATGAAAAAAAAACAGAACCAATAACTCCAGAAAATATGGATATTCAAATTATAGAAAAATCGAAAACAGAACCGGAGGTTATTTAAAGGGAACTACGTCAAGTTTTTAGCCAATGGCAAAACATCCATTTTAGACCCTCCTTTATATTTATATCCTGACCTAAATTGTCAGGATATAAATAGTATTATTCGTATTCATCGTCGCTACTTTCTTCTAAAACAATCTCTTTTTTAACATTTTTATCTAGATATCTATAGAGTCGTTTAATATCTAATTTACTAATATTATATTCATCAAAAAAATTATCCATAGAGGTATTCATCTTTACCACATTCTCTCCAAAACGTAATCGTAACTCTTGGAAAAATGTTATTAAATCCGGTTTATCCATATCTAGCCTCTGACATAAATCGTAAATAAAAATTGAATTATTATATTCCGTCGAATATTTTGTTAATACTTTTGTAAATCTTATTTCTGTTTTTTTTTTATCTGAATTCTCTGTCATTGATTGAATTTCTGGAAATGTTTCATGATAAATTTTATTATTATAAAATGTTTTTATGAGAGAACTCATTTCATTAAATTGCCATATTTGATTTTGGAAAGTAATACGATCAATAAAATCCGCAAAACATATATTATCTAAAACTCGCTGATAAAATGGTAACGTTTTATTTTTATCTAATCCAGATATTGGATCGACTATATTTTCATGCCATAAAAGTGCTATAATTGTACGATCTGTTTCATTCATAATTAAATTATGTTGTGATAATGGTATTGGTGTATTCATTAATTGTGCTGTAATATGTTTCGAATCTTCATTATAAGATTTCATATGAAAAATCGTATTGATAGTATCATCATTTAATAAACTTGGATTTTTATCATGGATTTTTTTTATAAAGATTAATTTTCGTAAATCGCCTTGAATATATTCTACTATTTTCGGTTTTAAAGATACCGGAATATTTTTCATAGTTTCTAATATTTTTCGGATTTGTATATCGGTTGGTAGCCGTAATTCGAAAGTATGGCAGACTTTCATTAATTCGCGTATTTTTTTATCCATATTATAATTTCCAATACAAATAAGCGGATTTGCACTATGATGTTCAAGTCGCTGTTTTTTTGTTTTTTTCTGACGTATGAGTTTTATCAATGAAGTTATACCCCCCTTATCCCCATTATTCATACCATCTATTTCATCCATTACGACCGCAATCTGTTTTTTTCTTTTTGACATCATTTCCAAAACATTATATGAGGCGATATTATCCGATGTAATCGTATCTATGAGAGATTTATTTCGGACATCGCCTGCATCATATTTAATCATATCATATTCGATTTCTTTTAATATATCTGTTATAAATCGTGTTTTACCACATCCAGGAGATCCATAGATATAAATACCCTTTTTAAAATTTATATCTTTACATTTATTTGAATAATCTCTCAAAATATTTTTTATTTCAAGAGAAATGAATTCTCTCTCTAATGTTTTATTAATTATTTTATCGAACATCGTTTATGAAAAATATTTTTGATCTGTTATAATAGTATCTTGTTTTTTATGTATTATTTTAAACGAATGAATTGATAAAATTGATATGTTTGAGAGAATATATTTAATAAAATATAAATAACAACATATAATAATAAAATACCAAATGAAAATCGCTATTTTATTTATAATCGGATTGTTTTTAAAACCAACCGATGGATTTTTACCACCGATTATTACAGAAAAATTAATCGTATCAAAATTAGAATCGATTATTACTTTACGGGCATTAACATCATCTTTCTTTGAAAATATAAATAAAGAACTGGATCTTGATAGAGCGATATTACAGATTCTACCAATGCATTTTTCATCAATTTCATATGTATATTTATCGATTGTGTTATCGTTTTTATATAGTCAATGGTATTTTTATGATGAAATAAATTATGATCGTTTTAATAAAATCGAAAAATTTTCCAAAGATAAAAAACTCATAAAAAATATATTATTTGTTATAATTTTAGTATTTATGAAAGATATACAAACTGCGGCATAACAAGGGCGCTCACTTCGTAGTCGCAGTAACCTACGGTTATTATGCCCGTCGATTCAAATCGACGGGACTGCCCCTTGTAAAATTGAAATCCTTTTTTTTATAATTAATTATCTTATAAATTTCACCAAAATCTTAGTCAAATGAATACACAAATGAATACTCGTTGTTGCTCTTTTTGCAGAAATCCAGGACATACGATTAATCAATGTCAGGATCCGCGTATAGAAGAAACATGGAAGTATTGTTTAAGAGAAACCGATTTACGTTTAGGATATGAGATGGATGAAGATGATTTGTTTGATGTGGAAACTCTTTTAAGACAATTACCATTACCATTTCTCCGTGTACTCGGTGTACAAATGGGGAAAATATATGTAAGATCATCCATTGATACACATATTACCGCAATAAAGGGTAATATTTATTCAGAGGCCAAATATTTCACATGTCTTCGTTGGGATGAGAGAATCGAATATTTGAAATGGCTTGATCCTGATTCATATGATTTTGAAGCATTCGAACAAGAAATCGATGAATATGAATCAATCATCGACGAATTTGAAGAAGAAATCGTTGCATTCGAAGAAGAAGTTACGGAATTCGAAGCAGAGGTGAATGATGATAGCCAACCAATCGATGATTTGAATAGTGCATTCATACAAGAGGATGATGATCCAAATGATATCACTCATTTTGCGTATTACGATCGTACTCCGATGACAGTAGAAGAACTTAATACTATTTGGGATATTCCTGATTATCATCCCATGATCGAACCCCTCATATTATGTCTAGAGACTGCGAGAGAACTTTCCGAACTAAAAGAATGTGTAGTTTGTCTAGACGAAAAAACGGCGATTCATTTCGATACGACGAATTGTGGACATTCCTTCTGTCATGATTGTATTTGTCACCATTTAGATACATCGAAGAATGGCCCAACTTGTCCAAATTGCCGTACGATGATTTGTACCCTCGAAGTCAAAGATATCGAAAATTATGACGATATCGTTAAAAGGTATGGTAAACCAGAAGAAGTGGCTCTGGATATATAATCACAGATATTAGAAGTGGAATAAGTTATTATTTATACACCTTTTCAACTTTCAAACGCCGATTATATTTGATAATTCTGCCTGAAGGCAGAATTATCAATATATAAAGGCGATTTATCGGTGAAAAGTAACAGTTACCTAATAACATTAAAAGATGCCGACCC